CCGGACCAATATCAAAAGAGATTTTACTAAACCTTTGGTCATCCCTTGGTTTTAAGTGAGCTAGTATAGGCATGTCGTTAATCAGACGCTGACAGAATGTAGAGAACTCGTCGCTTCGTGCCTTACTGGCTGATACTACCAATACATTCTTTTTGTTATCTAACAGCAGCTGATGTATAACAAATACAGATGTTAACCATGATTTTCCGCAGCCTCTGAAGGCTTGTATAACAGAACGCTTAGGACCATACTGTAAGTACTTACACATGTCATACTGAAGCTTTGTTGGGGGAGGTAAACCCAGATGTTGCCAGCAGAGATATGTAAAGTTTCTTAAGTCCTTTAATTCATTAGGTACTATTACATTCCGTTTGGTAGCCATCTCTCGGTATTTCGGTTTCCTTTACTTATATTCCACTTAGCGGGTACAACCTGTAGGTTACTTGGGTGGTGTAGCCCGCCTACGGATAAAGGTACAATGTGATCTACATGAAAGTCTATTCCTAGTTTATTTTGGAGTCTTATACGGTATGCGTAGATTTGTTTGATTAAACCTTCTTCTCTTTCAGAAAGTTCTTCTAAAGCTTTTTTCTTAGCGGCTCTCCTTTTGTTCATAACAACAGCCATAGCAAGTTTACCTTTTTCTGTTTTAAAATAAGCCGCTAGTCTTTGTTTTTCCTTACCAGATTTAGCATATGCTTTACCTTTTTCAGTTTTCCTCCACTTCCTAACTTGTTCACGCTTCCTTGCTCTTTGCTCTTTTGTTATCGGTTTTTCTCTTTTTAATTTATTATTTCTTAATCTTTGTTTTTCATTAGATTCCTTACTGTACCAAAGTTCGCGATCCTCTGAATAACATCTATAAAAAAAACCTTTAATTGTAGGATGAGCGTCTCCTCTTTTAAAAGAACCTTTAGGTAGACCTGTTTGTAATGCTTTCTGATTAACATAACTACCCCTACTATAATCGGAGTTGTTACTTAACATTTTATATGGAATCTCTTCTACCCAATGTTCTTTACCTTTTCCCCAACCTCTATAAAACAAACCAGCTACGGTAGGGTGTGGGTCTCTGTATTTAAAAGTACCTTTAGGTTCTCCGGTCTGTAACAACTTTTGATTCAGCTTACTACCTCTACGATAATTATCTATCGTATCAAATAACTCAAGCTTCAGCTGCATCTCTCTCGTATTCGTCGCCAAATGGTACTTTGATTGTTTTGTTTAAGTCTTCTAAAGGTGATCCTATCCCGCTATCCATCAGTACGTTATTGTCTTTCAAAAATTGACGAGCGGAGTTAAGAATCGCAGCATTAAACTCTCCTTCAGCGTGCATAAGCTCGATGCTTTCTTTGTACGCTTTAGCTACCTTGTCATGTAATTTACTTCCCTCTTCGTGACTTAGCATATACCTACTGTATTAATAGTTGTTATCTTTGTAAACAAAAAGAGGCAGCCCGATTGGACTGCCCCTTAATGATATGAGTAATAAGACTCTTAGCTTAAAGCAGCTTCAAACTCAGCAACGGTTCCTAATTCAGTTCCGTTGTGGTAGAGGTCTGCATCAAACTTAGCAGCAGCAGCTGAACTGTCAGTCGAAGAGATGTCAGTAGCAGCAGCAGTTGCAGAAGTGGTGAGAACTTTGAACTTGTCGTCTCCTTCGTCCCAGATCAATGCAACATTGGATTCGGAAGAACCACGCTCAACGATGAAACCACCGTCATTAGAAGCATTCGTTCCGGAAGCAGCACCTTTAGACAGGTTCATGATGCTGTCAGATACATCGATGTTAGTAGTAGCAACCGAAGTGGTTGTACCATTAACAGTCAAGTTACCGCTGAATGTAGCATTGGCTGCGGAGATGTTACCGGAGAAGGAAGCGGAGTTACCGTCAGAAGCAAGCGATCCTGTAGCAGTTTGCAACGCAGAGATGTCGCTGTCATTGCTGGATACATTCGATTGCAGAGTGGAGATGTCCGAATCATTCGAAGAGACATTGCTTTGCAGTGTGCTAACATCAGATTGAAGTGAAGAAATATCACTGTCATTTGAGCTAACATTGCTTTGTAAGGTAGCGATGTCGGAGTCGTTGGAGCTAACATTAGACTGAAGAGTACTGATGTCAGAAGAGTTAGTCGAAACACTGGACTGAAGGCTGGAGATGTCGCTATCGTTAGAAGATACAGCGTCAGCAACAGTTTTAAGTTGGCTATCAAGAGCTTCGTCAGCAGCTTTAAGGCTGGTTACAGAACCGAGATAGTTGGTGGAACTGTTAGCACTGTAAGCACCGTTAGAACCAAGACCAGCACCAGTTTGAGTAGCGTCAAGTTCTGATTGAAGACCAGTAGCTGTAGAAGAAACTGAATCTACATAAGCTTTGGTAGCAGCGTGAAGGGATGAGGTAGGAGCACCTGAGAGCGTCAAAGCTCCGGTCATTGTTCCTCCTGCGAGGGCAAGCTTCTTATCAAGCTCTACTTTGGTTTTTTGACCCAATTGGGTAAGCAAACTAGACATAATATATTATCCTTTGTTGTGGGTTAGTTGTGTGAAATAAAGTTATTAGTGGAGCTTATATCTGTCAAGCATCAGTGATCAGAATATCTCCAGCTTCCGTAAGTAGCGAATTACCAAGCTCATCTGTAATGTGAATAGCTTGAGGTATAGCAGAACCGAGACTACTGATTAACCAGCTACTTCCGTTATCTATTGCAAGACAAGGACTTCCACCATCGCCATCACTTACAAATATAACAGTTCCACTAGTACCAGCAGATGGTAAATTAGAAGAACTGTAAGAAGCTACCTGAAGTGTACCACCTAATACTAGGTTTCCTGTTACTGTACCTCCAGATGTGCTTAGTTTTGTATCGAGCTGGGTCTTAACCTTAGCTCCTAGTTGTGCGAATAGTGTACTCATTTATCTCGGTGTTATGGTGTAGTTAAGCCGTCAAGGAAATCCTGGTAATCACCTACTTCTTCCTCACGAGCATCCAGGAAGTAAGGCAGATCGTTCCAAGCAGTTGATCCGTCACCTATCTTGATTCTGTTTCGTGTAGCATCAATCTCGATTCCAAGTTCACCTTCAAGAAGTACAGGGTTAGCTGACGACCAGTTGGTTGCGGTATCTCTTCTAAGTTGTATTCTTTTACTAAAAGTAGCCATTTGTTACGCTCCTCCTCCATTGTAAACATCTAAATTATTACTAGCGTTCGCACCTAAACCATCGATCTGTGGGTCACTAAGTGCAGCATTACCACCAACCAATCCGATGATGTCTGGGTCTGATGTAATAGAATCTGTAATCTCTTTAGCTGCTTGTGTAGTAGCAACTGCTTCAGCCATTCCTTTACTAGCAACATTACTAAGCGTCCGGTACTGAGCAGACAGTGGGTGTGGACGAACTATAGGACGCAGTGGCATGTTAACACTTCCATCTACGCAACGCTAAAGCTTTACGAGTAGGTCTACCTTTGCTGTCTTTCATTGGTCCCTTGACCCCAGACATCCTCGCACAGAAGGAACGCTTTCTAGGACCACCACCAGGCTGAGGAGCTTTCAAGTTAGAACCAGTAGCACGATTGTACTTAGCTCTACCTTTAGCAGTTAGCCCACCTTTACGGGATTTTTCGCCACGCCCTATCGATAGAGATACACTCCTCATTTCTTTTTCTTGATAGCCAGCTTCTTACGCTTAACAGCCATCAGGTCTGCTTTTGTTATGTGACCTCTAGGTTCAGCCATAGCTGCTAACCGTTGTTGTTTTTTAGACTTGTAAGGCATCTTACTTAGGGAAACCTTTTTCCATGTTAGAGTAGGCTTTAGCACTAACTGTAGAATCTTTCTTGCTACGACTAATACCTAAACGCTTACGCTTATTAATGTTCTCGTACAGTCCTGGTCTTTTACTTTTTCTCTTCATCTCTGTACTAATACCTCCATCATACGATCTAACTTGTTGTGAACTTCTTTAATTGCTTCCTCTACCTTGGCGATCCGTGCTTCAACAGCTATATCTCTTTCCCGTTGAGCAGCTAACTCTACCTCTATCTGTGTCATCCGTTTCTCACCAAGGTCCAAGCGTTCGATCAAGCGTTTAATAATCCAACCGATAATTGCTAAACCAACAGCTAATACGGTGTTAAGAAAACCAGATAGAGAGTCGATCATCAGGTAATAGCTCCCCCATTACTCGTAGTCTCATTAGCAGTACCACCTGTAGGTTGTGTTCCGTTTTTATAGATATGAGCTGAGTTTGCTTTCAATCCATAGTCAGGAGCTGTAGCGTCGCTATCGTTATTCTTACTTATAACAGATGAAGCTTCAATAGCACTAATACCAGCAGTACCGTCTTTAAACCTATTACCTTCTGCAAAACCTATTTGTTTGGAAAATATAATATTCTCAGTACCTGAACTACCTGTTTCAAAAGCACAAAACTTCACGGTTCTGGGACGATATAATAAAGACACATAAGAATTAGCTGTAAACTTTAAATATTCAAAATCTATATCTTTATGTTCAGGGCAGATTATAAAATATTGATTACCACCTGTAGAAGTAAAACCAGCAGTCTTCGTCATTGAGTTAGTATTATCAGCCGTATTACCCCTAAATGTTATATAATTTTGGTTCTCAGGAATTTCTATCATTGTATCAGATCCTAAATTTACATCATCAACAACATTAATAATTAACCCTTGTTCACACCTCGGCATTTCATCTAGGATTTCTTCTAATCTAGCTTTACTGTTTATTGAAAAAGCATTTCCTGAACTAAACCCGTCAAACCTTCCAGCTCCTGTACTAGATATATAAATCTCAAGAGAACCTTGTATATGACTACCGTATTCAATCCAAGTAGTGCCATCTTTCTTTAGCGTATTACCTACACAACTTTGAGCCACACTGTTGAATCCCCATAAGTGGTTCGCCCTAGTAGTGTACCAAATAGAACCCCTTGATCCCTGAGTTGGCTGGATAATCGTATTACCGTTAAATGTAAGCTCACCAGCTATTTTCTCAAACATCGGATAAGCGGCTGTAGTAACACCATTATCGGTATAGACACCTAATAACTCAAAGTGATTAGAACTCATGTTCATCGACTCTGTAGTATTAAATCTCCAAAATGGTTTTGACACAGTAGAACGCTGTTTAGTTTGCCAGCTATTACCTACCACTTCCGCAGCTTTTGCAGTAAGATTTAATCCGAATGAAGGTAAATAATCGACATTGTCAGCTTCAAATGTGTTGTTAGCAATGCGTACATTATCCACACCCCAACTAGAAACAAAACCAATCAAATCCGTACCAGCTACATTATTAACTAATTGTCGAAATCTCCAAGCTCTTACAACATTACTTTCGATTACTACATTTTGTAATAAATTATCACCCACCTGACTTACGAAAATAGGGATACTATCTTCTCTTTCATCAGTTGAATTTAGCCAAGATATTAACGAGTATTTAGATTCAACCCAAGATGTGTGGTATATCGTATTGTTAGCAACTGTTACATTACCAATTAAAGTGTCGTCAGCAGAACCATCTAAATCTTGAACGGAAATACCGTGTAAAAGATTATCTTCAACGATGTTATTAGTAATAATTAAATTCGTACCAGCGTGACCATCGATTCCGTGTCTTACATTTCTAGCACAGAAGTTATTAGAACATACACCACCTATCGATCTTAACTGATTAGAACTTGGAGTACGACCTAGCACAACACCGTACCCACCTCCACCATCAATTATATCAGTACCAAAGTATCCGTTATCAGTCAGCGTACAGTTGGTTACTTTAAAGTTTTTAGTACCAAGAATACTGATAGGAGTCTGCCTACAATGATGCCCGTGTATATTATCGAAAACTAAATTCTCGTTATATGTGGTAGCGGGTGAAGGAGGTTGTGTAACAGATACTCTAATCCCGTGGTAATTAAAATACCGCACTTCACAATCCAACACATTTACATTAGTACAGCTAGATATAAGTAAACCATTTATACGCCCTTGTACGTTCGCTGTATAATGAGGTACGGGAGTTGTAGTGTATGTACCTAAATTGAATAAACCATCGTCGTAAGCGTTACTAGATAATGTTAGATTTTTAACAGTTATATTAGTTTTGTCTTCCGCTTTTAACATGAACTCATCAGAAGCTGGGTTCGATGCTTTATAAAAATACAATACTGTCTGCTCTTTTCCATCGCCCATCAATGTACTGTTTGAGCTAATGTTTAGTTCTGATGTTATTTTGTAAGTACCCGATGGGAAGTATATAGTTCCAGTCTTGTCTAAAGCGGTTTGAAGCCTTGTGGCGTTATCATCACCTGTGGTGTAATCAGTACCATCGTTCTTAACTCCGTAATCCAGCACATTAACAACATCAGCAAACCGATTAGCAAGTGTTCTAGCTTCAGTTGAATCAAATGCAGTAACATCGTAAGCACCAAGCGACACAGTAGCAGGACTACCACCAACTAACTCAGCGTTGTCTATGGTTTGATCGACATAAGATTTAGTGGCAGCATCAGTACCGTCAGTAGGAGTACCAAGGTTTATGATCTTGTTACCTTCAGCGTCGTAGTTCGTCAGACCTTTCTTTGTAAGTTGTTCTCCTCCAGTACCTTCAGACGACTCCTGGGATACGAATAGGTTGTGTTTGTACGACTCGTCAAGTTCACTCTCTGTCAGTACAGAACCATTAACAAAGTCCACAAGCGGGGAGAAATCACCACGACTATCACGATAAATCTTAATGGCAGCACCAGCTGTAGGAGCTGTGTTAAAACGAATCTTAGTGGGAGTAGGAGATGTTACGATAGTGTAGTTAGTAACTAAAGTACCGTTTACCTTCACCTTGACATGATCGTCTCTGAGGTATTCAAAAGAAAAGTTGTAGTCAGTCTGAGAGGCGACCGCTGTGTAGTCTACATAGGTGTTTGCCATGATAATATATTATTAACTATTGAGTTAGGAGTTCA